AAGACCAATATACAGAATACGATGGTTTCAATAATGACTATATTGTAATATGAGAAAAAGAAACGAAAAAGGACAATTTAGCAAAACAAAAGTATCAGAGTTTGGCTTTGTAAATTTAAGTACATACACATCACCAGAGGTAAAAGAAGTTAATGGTGCTGATTGGATTGAGTACGGTGCAGATAATAATTATTTTCAGTTTTTAATAGATCGTTATAATGGTTCACCTACAAACAATGCTGCTATAAATGGTATCTCCCAAGCTATTTATGGAAAAGGTTTAAATGCTACTGATAGCAACAGAAAACCTAATGAGTATGCACAAATGGTTTCTTTGTTTAGAAAAGATGTTGTAAGAAGGGTATGCTATGATTTAAAGTTAATGGGGCAATGTGCTATCCAGGTTATCTATTCTAAAGATAGAAGCAAGATTGTTCAACTAGAGCATATGCCTATTGAAACATTAAGAGCAGAAAAATGTAATGAAGATGTAGAAGTGCCAGCTTATTATTATTGTAATGATTGGGTAAACATTAAAAAGAGTGATAAACCTTTAAGAATACCAGCCTTTGGTATGTCTAAAGAAAGCATAGAGATATACTACATAAAACCATACAAGAGTGGTTTCTACTACTACTCACCCGTAGACTATCAAGGTGGTTTACAATATGCAGAACTCGAAGAAGAGGTATCAAACTACCATCTCAACAACATAATGAATGGTTTAAGTCCATCAATGTTGATTAATTTTAATAATGGAACTCCTAACCAACAAGAAAGACAATTAATAGAAACGAAAATAGCACAGAAGTTTTCGGGAACCAGCAATGCGGGTAAGTTCATTTTAGCTTTTAATGATAATAAAGAAAGTCAAGCAGAAATTACACCAGTACAATTAAGTGATGCACACAACCAATACCAATTCTTATCACAAGAAAGCACACAAAAAATAATGGTTGCACATCGTATTGTATCACCTATGTTATTAGGTATAAAAGATGGTAGTGGTTTAGGAAATAATGCAGAAGAAATAAAGACTGCATCTCTATTAATGGATAACACCGTTATAAGACCGTTTCAAGAACTTTTAATTGATAGCTTTGATAATATACTAGCTTACAACGATATTAGCTTAAACCTATACTTTACAACGTTACAGCCGCTAGAATTTACAGAGGTAGATAGTGCCATACAAGACAAAGAAACTATTGAAGAAGAAACTGGTGTTGAAATGGCAGTTAATTTAAAAAAGATAGACGGTAAAGAGGTTTACAAAACTAAAGAAGAAGCAGAAGCCAAAGCAATAGAACAAGGTTGTGAGGGTTACCACGAACACGAAGAAGAAGGTGTTGTTTATTATATGCCTTGTAAAACACACGATGAATTTTTATCTGATGAACTAGGTGAACAAATACTTGAAAACCTAGAAGGTGAAACTGTAAGTGATGAATGGGAACTTGTAGATGAGTTAGAAGCTAATGAAGATATTAGTGATGAAGATTGGGCAACTATTTGTATAAAAGAAAAAAAGTCTTTGTTTAGAAAGTTTGCAGATGAAATTACTTCAAAACCAGATGGGTTTAGTTATTTAGATAGTAAGAATTATAAGATTAGATACAAGTATGCAGTTGGTTCTTCAAAGGCAATGAAAGACAATAATAAGTCTAGACCATTTTGTGAGAATATGATGGGTTTATCAAGGTCTGGTGTGGTTTATAGACTAGAAGGAATTGATGCAGCTTCAAGAGATGGTGTAAATAGCAATCTAGGGCACAAAGGGAGACCGTATGACTTGTTTAAATTCAAAGGTGGTATATACTGCCGTCATAAATGGGTTAAGGTCTTATATAGGCTTAAAAAGAGTACACAACCATCTGAAGATTTAATTGACTATAAGAAAACAAGGACAATACCAAAAACTTATAACAAATCACCTAGAGGCACAAAGCAATCAGAGATAGCACCAGTTAATATGCCAAATCAAGGAGCATACCCAAACTAGAAAAATATGGCAACAGTATTATTTATAAATAGAACCGATTTAGTAAGAAACTCTATCATTGATGGTAATGTAGATACTGATAAATTCATACAGTTTATTAAGATCGCACAACAGATAGACATACAACAAATTATAGGTACAAATATGTATACTGGTTTGACTGATGCTATTGTTGCTGGAATTGATTTACCAGCAAATGCAAGATGGAAAACTATATTAGATGATTTTATTGTTGAAATGCTTATATGGTATGCACAAGCAAACTATATACCTTTTGCAGCTTACCAAATTAAAAACGGTGGTGTATATAAACACACATCTGAAAATGCTCAAACTGTAGATAAAAATGAAGTTGATTTTTTAGTTGAGAAAGCAAGAACAAATGCAGAATGGTATTCAAGACGTTTTATAGACTTTATGAGTTTTAACCAAGCTACATATCCAGAGTACACAAATAACGTCAATGACGACATCTATCCAAGTTATGAGGCTACGTTTAATGGATGGGTACTTTAGTAAGAAGTTATGATCTACAAACCAAAGGCAAAGAACATTGAGAAATTAAAGGTATTTCTTAAAAAGAAAAAAAACAAGAAGTAATGGCAAACGAAATATATTTTAAAAGTTGGTGGGGTCGTGGTGTTTGTGATAATACTGTTGGCTGGGGTATTGTGTACAAAATCTATGCTGGCTGTAGTGCAGTACCAGCATTGTTAGAATTACTTGAAGCGAGAGCAACGTATTATGAAAATGAGGCTTGTACAACCTCAATATTAGATGAATTAGAAATTATACAATAATGGCAAATAACCTTTTAGATAAAGCAAGTATCATACTAACACCAACTGCGTATAACAATGGAGAAGCACTATGTGTTAAACCAAGTGATGGAAGTGGTGACTTTGATTTTAGCAGAAATTCAGCAGCCACGCGTGTAAATGCTCAAGGTCTTGTTGAAAACGTACAGATACTATCGAGTAATTTGGTGCAGAATGGCGACTTTTCAGAGGAGGGAGCAGAGGAGGTTTCTAACGGCAGTTTTTCACAAGAGGGGGTGGAGGAAATAACAAACGGAAATTTTGACACAGATAGTGATTGGAGTGGGGTTGGTAGTAATGGATTTAGTATAAGTGGTGGTAAATTAAATTTATCAGACGTTGCGTATGCAAAAACTGTTACACAAGGCAATGTAACAATTGTTGGTAAAACATATAAAGTTACTTTTGAAATAAGTGATTATGTAAAAGGTGCAGTTAGAATTTTTTTAGGTGGTTCTGTTACACCAACACATTCATCTAATGGTGTTTTTACATCTTATGTAACCGTTAGTGCAAACACAGCCGTTGGTATTCAGACTATAGCTGGAGGTGGTACAACACTTTCAATAGACAACGTTTCAGTACGTGAGGTCGGTCAAGATTGGTCTTTAGGTACTGGTTGGAGTATTGCAGAGGATAAGGCGGTTGCAACTAATTCTGCAAGTGGTCAAAAATTAAGACAAGCGGGGCAATTAACTGCGAGTAAAACATATAAATTAGTTTATGAAATTACTGAATTAACATTAGGCGGTTTTTTACCTATTGTTGGAGCGGTAGCTGGTACGGCTGTTTATTCTATAGGAACTTATACGGAATATATAACTACTACAAATGATGATTTTTATATTAGGACATTAGGAACAACAAGTGGCTCTATTACAAACATATCGGTTAAAGAGGTGGGTATGGATTGGACAACACAAGGTGGAGTAGTTATTGAACAAGGAAAGGCATATTCAACCAATGGAAGTTCATCTACAAGTGGAGATAGATTATCGCAATCTGTTTTAACAAGTGGCAAAGAATATACCGTAACAACTACAATAGAAAACTATGTTAGTGGTACTTTAAGAGTGTTTTTAAATGGGGTAGAAATACCAAATATAACAAGCAATGGAACTTTTGTTAGACAAGGTGTTGCAGATGGCGCGGTATTTCAGTATATATGGAGTGGATTTGAAGGAGATATCACAAACGTTTCAGTAATCGAAATTAGTACCGATACTAACCTACCGAGAATAAACTACGAGGGTTTCAGTTATCAAGATGCTTTAGGAAGTGAATTGGTTACTAATGGTACGTTTGATAGCGGTACGGATTGGTCTATAAATGATTGGAATATAAGTGGTGGCTCTTTAAATGGCTCTGCATCAACTGGCATTGTATTTCAAAATAACATAGGCACTACTATTGGTAAAACTTACAAAGCAACTTTAGAAATAAGTAATTATGTGAGTGGTTCTATTAGATTTAAAGTAGGTGGTTCATCTTATGAAAACATAGCCTCAACAAATGGTATTCAAGAATTTTATTTTGTAGCAGCAACAAGTGCTAATAATATTTTATTTTCAGTACAAAGTGCATATACTGGCTCAATAGACAACGTATCTGTAAAAGAGTATTTAGGGCAAGAAGTAGTACCAGATAGCGGCTGCGGAAGTTGGTTGTGGGAACCTCAGAGTACGAACTTATATACACAATCTGAATTATTTACAGATAGCAGTTGGAATAAAACACAAACAGTTATTGAAGCTGCATCTATAACATTACCAAATGGTTTAACTAATGGGTTTAAGCTATTTGCAAAC